TGGGAAAGGCTGAATATGTCCGAAACAGAAAGCATGTCGCAGCCTGTACCAACGCGTGACAGCTATGAAAACTTCATTGCCCGCATGGGCGTCAACGAGTCGAATCAGTCTGGCGCTGGCACATACCGCAACAACTGGACCTCGCGCAACCGCCTGTTGATTGAGCAGGCCTACCGCACATCATGGCTGGTGGGCGCTGGCGTTGATGCTATCCCTGATGACATGACCCGCAAGGGCGTGACCATCACCTCTAAGCTTGAAGATGGCCGCAAGAAGCAACTCGACCACGCATGGGATGAGATGGGGCTGTGGGAGGCAATCAACGACACGCTGAAGTGGGCGCGGCTCTACGGTGGCGCTGTGGGCGTCATCCTCATTGACGGGCAGAACTACTCAACGCCACTAAGGATTGAGACCATTGCCAAAGACTCCTTTAAGGGCGTGATGGTGATGGACCGCTGGATGCTCAATGCTATGACGGAGCGCCGTGTGAGTGAGCTCGGGCCAGACTTCGGCATGCCGGAGTTCTACAAGGTTGTGACATCTGCTACCGGCATCCCGCCGTGGCGCATTCACCACTCCCGACTGATTCGCTTTGATGGGATTCCGCTTCCGTACCAGCAGCGACTAACCGAAAACGACTGGGGCATGTCTGTTATCGAACGCTGCTTCGATCGCCTTCTGGCTTTCGACTCCACGACCACTGGCGTTGCTCAACTGGTCTACAAGGCTCACCTGCGCACCTACAGCATTGATGGCCTGCGTAAGCTTCTGGCGATGGGCAAAGACAGCCCGATGTTCAAAGGTCTGATGTCCCATATGGACATGATCCGCGAATATCAGAGTAACGAAGGCATGACGATTATGGATGCGGCCGACAAGTTTGAGGCTCACACCTATTCGTATGCCGGTCTCAGCGATGTGCTGGCGCAGTTTGGTCAACAGGTTTCAGGTGCGTTTGGCATCCCTCTGGTGCGCCTGTTTGGGCAGTCTCCTGCCGGGTTCTCTACCGGTGACACAGACCTGGCTAACTATTACGACAACGTGTCTACCCAGCAGGAGCGCAAGTTACGCAGGCCTATCCGCAAGCTGTTTCAGGTTCTGCACATGAGCCTGTTTTCATCACCACTGCCTGATGACTTCACTTTCGAGTTTAACGAGCTGTGGCAGACGCCTGACAGTGAGCGAGCCGACACTGCAGCGAAGGTTGTGGCCGCAACCGTTCAGGCTGTTGACGCTGGGCTGATGACCGAGAAAGCCGGTGCCATGCATCTGCAGGAAACGGCACGCGTGACCGGCATCGGCTCAACCATCAGCGAAGAGGATATCGATAATGCCAGTGACCTCCCGCCGCCGAGCGAGAAAGACCTCGATAACTTCGAAGCCACCGAACCTGAAGCGCGCCGGGAGGCAACTGGGAACACAGCTACGAAAGATAGCGCAGACAGTCGGAGCGATAGTCGAGGGTTCTTACGATGGTTCAAATGACAGCGTAACGAACATCATGGACAGGCTGGATAGTTACGCCGACCTGATTGAGCCGTGGGCTGAAGCTGTATCAAATCGCCTAATCAGCACGCTGGAGATTGCAGACGATGCGATGTGGCGCGAGCGCTCCTATCAAATCTCTGTAGGCCTGCGTGACCTTATGGCAGGCAGCCAGGGGATGGTCACCCGCAGCATCATTCAGGAGCAGGTGAAGCTGTTTAAGTCCCTCCCGCTGGAAGCCGCCGACCGGGTCTACGACATTCACAATCAGGCGATTGAGGCTGTGGTAACCGGCAGGCGCTCCAGCACGCTGACGGATGAAATCATGCGCACCGGTGAAGTAACTGAGTCTCGGGCACGCACCATCGCCCGGACGGAGGTTGGCCGCGCATCTACCGCAATTACGCAGGCCCGCTCAACCGCTATCGGCTCGCGTGGCTACATCTGGCGAACATCAGAGGATAGCGACGTGCGCCACTCTCACGCAAAGATGAACGGCCAGTATGTTGACTGGGATACCCCGCCGACGCTGGATGGGATGACGGGGCATGCAGGCCAGTTTCCTAACTGCCGCTGCTATTGTGAGGTAGTTGTTCCTGAGCCAACATAAGTTATCATTCCCTAATTCTTGGTTTATAAGGGAGTGATTTTTATGGCAAAGATGAATGTGAAGAATGGATTCGAATATACTCATGAGCGCCATTATTTTGGTTCGTGGGTGATTTACTGGAAGTTTCGCCCACAAGGAGCATCGCATTGGAAGGACTTCAACATTCCATCCGGTAACGCGAAAAAAGCTGATATCGAGTTATTCTTGAATGATCCTGCCGCAGCGCTCAGATCTTATGAAGAATGGTTAGATAGGGTGGGGAATGTAGAGCTCGCCAGACAGAACCTCAACGATGCTGAGGCCAGATTAGCACGAGTAAATGAGCCAGATTGGGGCGGAAGAGGCAATAATCCAGATAAAGATTCTCGCAGAGCTCGTGATGCCAGAGAGGCAGTAGAAAGCGCCAGACGCGCGTTGGAATTTTCAGAAAAAATAAATTCAGGAAGCTGAATTTCCTCAAACACACAGGTCGCTTAAGCGGCCTTTTTTTTGCCTGATAAACAGGTGACGCAATGCAATATTTCTACACCACCCGCCTCGGCAACACTCGCTTTGAGATGGCCGATGGCTCACTTCTGTGCAAAGACGTCCCGATCGCGCGCATCGGCGCTCAGGTATACGACGAAAGCGAACTGCCCGGCATCGTTGGTGATGAGGATGGTGAGATTGTCGTAACCCGCGATGTTGACGAAGTGTTCCGGCCTGAAACGCTGGCCTCATTCGAAGGTATGGCATTCACGCTGGGCCACCCCAAAGACATGGTTAACCCCGGCAACTGGAGGGACCACGCTCATGGCCATATTCAGAACGTCCGGCGCGGCACTGGTGACCAGTCAGATTTAATGCTGGGAGACATCCACATCAAAACTGCTGAAGGCATTCAGAAGGTGATGGATGGTCAGGACCAGATATCAATGGGCTATGACGCTGAGTATGAGCAGCAAGCCCCCGGAAAAGCCCGGCAACACACGATTATCGGTAACCACTGTGCGAGCGTACCCAACGGTCGCGCAGGCATTCGCTGTTCAATTGGAGATAGCACATTCATGACTACCAAAAATCAGGGCTGGTTTAGCCAGCTGAAGCGGGCCATTAAAACCAAGGATGCCGATAGCCTGGCTGATTTGGTGGACAATGCGCCATCAGAACTGGTCGAGCCAAGCCTTGATTTGGCGCGGGCAGTAAACATCACCATCAACCCAGCACAGCCATTGCCACCAGAGCGTGAGCTTGGCGGCCTGACTACTGATGAAGAAGGTGGTGAAGGCGGTGGTGCCATGAGTATTGGCGAGCTGGAGAAGAAAGTTGATGCGCTGGCGGTTCTGGTGCAGCAGCTGATTAACCCGGCGTCGACCTCTACCACTGACTCCGATCCGGATGAAGAGGACGAGAAGAAAAAAGCCACCACCGATGCTGCTTACCATCAGGGTGTCGTTGCTCGCGCTGAGCTGATTATGCCAGGCGTTAAGCTGCCTGAAGGCGGCAAACTGGCGGCCTTCAAGCGCGCCACCATGGACGCAGCATTCAGAACGCCAGAAGGTCAGGCTCTGCTTGCTCCGCTGGTTGGTGCAACACCTGACTTCAGCAAGATGCCAAAAGCGACACTGGATGCCGTGTTCGTGTCTGCGAGTGAAATCGCCAAGTCGCGCAACGCTGTGCCGGTCACCACCTCTCGCGCCGCTTTCTACGACTCATCCAACAAAAACTCACCGGCTGCTCTCAACAAAGCCTTCGCCGCTCACTGGAAAAAATAAGGGATAAACCCATGGTTGCATATTTGTACCGGATGCCAGTAGGCATCGCCGGGGCTATTTCACGCCCTCAGGACCTGACCACCGAGCCGGTGATCATCGACTCATCTAACGCTTTCGCTGCTTATGGCCTGGCTGGCAAAGACAGCGCCGATGGAAAGTTCATCCCGCTGGTCGCATCTGATGCCGCTACCGTGATTACCGGTCTGTACGTTCGCCCATACCCGACCACTTCGACACCAGACATGGTACGTCAGGTTGGCACCGGCAAGAACTTCACCGGCGACGTGATGAAGCGCGGCTACATGACCGTGAACATCGGTAGTACCGCAGTGAATCTGGTTAAAGGCGCGCCGGTCTACGTGCGTAACGCTAACCCGACCAATGCTAGCCCGTTGGGCGCAATTCTGGGCGCGGCTGTCACTGACGAAACTGTCGTGCTGCCTAACGCCTCCTTCACCGGTGCAGGCGATGCCGCTGGCAACGCTGAAGTCGCTTACAACATCTAAGGGAACCGCTAAATATGTTTACTTTTGACCAAGCCACCGTTGACGGTTCTGGCGCTTTCCTGGTTGGCGAGCTTGAGCGTCTTGACCAGAACCTGAACATGCCGTTGGTGGGATACACCTGGTCGCGCGATATTGAGCTGCGCGAAGATGTGTCCATCGCTGATGACATCAGTTCTTTCACCAACTCTCAGTTTGCGGCGGCGGGTACACCTAACCCGGCTGGCAAGAACTGGATCGGCAAAGACTCCACTGCTATCGCAGGCGTTAACGTCGACATCTCCAAAACCGGATTCCCGCTGACCCTGTGGGGCATGGAGCTGGGCTGGACTGTTGTTGAGCTGGCTGCCGCCGCTAAAGTAGGCCGCCCGCTGGATACCCAGAAGTTCGACGGCATGCAGCTGAAGTGGAACATGGACACCGATGAGCAGGTTTATCGCGGTGACAGTCAGTTAGGCGTTAAAGGCCTGACCAACTACACCGGTGCCGCGGTGACCAACGCGCCGAAGACATGGGCAGCTTCAACCGCCGATGAAATCCGCACCTCGATCAACCTGCTGTTGTCGAATGCCTGGGCTGCTACCGGTTACACGATTGTTCCGCGAGACCTGCTGCTGCCGCCTGAGCAGTTTGCGCTGCTGTCCAGCATCATCGTCTCATCTGCCGGTAACCAGTCGCTGCTGACCTACCTGCAGAACAACACCATCGCATTCCATCAGAACGGCACCCCGCTGAATATCCGTGCGGTGAAGTGGCTGAAAGGCGCTGGCGTTGGCGGTACCGACCGCATGATGGCTTACACCAACGATAAGAAGTTTGTTCGCTTCCCGATGGTTCCGCTGCAGAACATCCCCGTTCAGTATCGCGGCATTTACCAGCTGACCACCTACTACGGCAAGCTGGGCGCTGTTGAATCTCCGTACCCGGAAACCATCGCGTATATGGATGGCATCTAACCTATCCGCCCCGAAAGGGGCATTAAGGAGAATGTAATGGCTAAGAAGACCATTCGTGTGCACACCCCGTTTAAGTTCAATAGCGAAGACGGTACGGCTCAGGAGTTCAGCGTTGGCGATCACAGTGTTGACGACAAAGTTGCTGAGCACTGGTTTGTTGCTGCGCACTCTGAAGTTACCGGCAAAGTAAAAGCGCCGGCTGATACCAAAGAGTTTCAGGCGCAGATCGACAGCCTGAGCACGCAACTGGAAGACAAAGATAAATCCATTGGCGACCTTCAACTGTCGGTTACAGAGAAGGATGAAATCATTGCTGACCTGACCGCGCAACTGGAAGCACTGCAGCAGCCAGATCCCGGCCCGACAGTGGAAGATAATGACAATGGCAAGAAACAGAAATCTTCCAACAGTAAGTGATTTACGCCGCGACTTCCCGCAGTTCTCTGACATCACTAAATATCCCGACGCAGTAATCCAGTTCCGGCTTAACCTCGCCGACTTGCTCATTGATGGCTCCACTATGGGGGACATGTTCCCCTATCTGGTGGAGCTGTTCGTTGCGCATTACATGGTGCTGAATGCAGCTGATACTGCAGCCGGGGTGCTCGGTGGAGCCGGAGGCGCTACGAGTGGCGTCGTGGCTTCTAAGTCAGTAGATAAGGTCAGCGTGAGCTATGACAACAGCTCAACACTGAACGCGGACGCAGGCTTCTGGAACTTCTCACGCTACGGTGCGGAATTCTGGCAGATGCTGCAGTACTTCGGGTATGGCGGGATTCAGCTATGAAATCAGGGCTGACGGTTCGAGTTGACAAAGCGCAAAGCATTCTAGACGCCCTTAAAACCCTCGCGAATAAGGATGTTCTGGTGGGCATCCCTGAGAGCAAGGATGAACGTCAGGGCGAGGGTGAAGGTGAGTTTGGTAATGCTGGAATCGGGTATATCAATGAAAACGGATCGCCCAAGCAAAACATTCCGGCTCGTCCGCATTTGAAGCCAGGTGTCAGGTCCGTTGAGCAGGATTATCTGCCTCACCTGAAAGCTGCTGCTCAGAAGGCATTAGACGGAAATGCAGAGGGCGCGGTGACATCACTCGATCGTGCCGGGACTGTTGCCGCTAATGGCGTGAAGCGATACATCACTATCACCGGATTCTTCGCTCTATCTGATGTCACGCTGGCTCAGCGGCGCAAGCGCGGGCGTACCGGCAACAAACCGCTCATCGACACGGGCGAGTATCGCCGCTCAATCACGCACCTTGTGAGGGATAAAGATGCCGACTCTTGATGTCAGTGACGTTCTGCTATCGCCTGAATTCCTCGATACAACACTCACCGTGAAGCGCAATGCCCAGACTGTTGATGCAGACGGCTTTCCCAGCAACGCACCAACTGTGACGCCATTTGGTGGCGTGGTGACGGTTGACCGCTCACTGGAAGCCCGGCGCATGCAGGCCGGTCAGGTCATTAACGGAGCAATACTGATTGTGACCGTTTTCCGCCTGACCAGCGGCAACACCGGTATCGATGCGGACATTGTCACCTATCGCGGGCGCGAGTATCGCGTCACCTTCGTAGACCCTTACACAGCTTACGGTGCTGGCTTCGTCCAGGCTCACTGTGAGCTATTGCCATTCGACGGAGGCCCCGGTGAGTAATGACAGCACGGCAGCCGGTTACCTGACACCTGTCAGCGCGCCGCAGGCCTACGATGAGGCGCTTGAGCGAGAACTAAGCCAGTGGGCAAGAGCGTTATCCGGATTAGCACCAGGCATGGTCAGGCCGCGCTGGACAGCTACACAGGCTGCTCTTCCTGCTGCTGACGTGAACTGGTGCGGCTTTGGCATCATCGGCTTTACGGCTGATAACGCCCCGGCGTTCGTCCGGCAGACTGATGATGGCAATCAGCTCTGGCGGCATGAAGTGATCGAAACGCTCGCATCCTTTTACGGCCCTCAAAGCCAGTCGATCGCCACCCTGTTTCGCGATGGCCTGACGGTTGAGCAGAACAATGAAACTCTGAAAACAAACGAGCTCTCACTTGCTGATTACAGTGAACTGACAGCCTTCCCCGAACTCATCAATAACCAGTGGGTGCGCCGGTACGACATCACTGTGCGCCTGCGCCGCAAAGTTATCCGCGATTACGGCATCAAATCTCTGGTCGACGCGCCAGTATCATTCTTTGGAGATTAACCTATGGCACAGGGCTTACCTGTATCCAACGTTGTGAACGTTGACGTGATCATGTCCCCCACTGCGGCGACGGGTCGTAATTTCGGTTCGCTACTCATTCTCGGCACATCCACTGTTATTCCGGTATCAGAACGCATCCGGCTTTATACCAGCTCAGAGGACATCGGCGTTGATTTCGGCGAAGACAGTCCGGAGTACGAAGCAGCGCTGATTTACTTTTCACAGTCACCACGGCCTGCTCAGGTCTACGTCGGCCGATGGGCAAAAACGCTGGCAACCAGCGAGACAGGTAGCGCTGAAACTCTGGCGCAGGCAATCACTGCGGTACTGCAGTTTACCAACTGGTATGGCCTTGGTATTGCTGACGAAGACGAGCTGACGCCTGCAGAGATTACGGCGACTGCAGCAGCAATTCAGGCATCAAGCCTGAGCCGCGTGTTTGCTGTTACGTCCTCTGATTCAGGCATCATCGACTCTGCGACCACTTCGGATGTGGCCTCTACCCTGAAGGCTGCCGGGTATAGCCGTACATTCGTTCAGTACTCAACGAAGAGTAAATACGCGGCGCTGTCGGCGTTCAGCCGTGCCTTTACTGTCAATTTCACCGGCAACAACACCACGATCACCCTTAAGTTCAAAACTGAACCGGGCGTGA